CACTCCCGTGGGCCCGCCGCGCCCGGGGGGGGGGGGGGGCTTTTTTTTTCTTGTCCGGTCAAAATGTACTCCGCCGTGGTTCCCAGCGCTGCCGTAATCTGCGGCAGGTACTTGGTGTAGGACTTGGAAGTCCTTTTTTTCCATTGGCTAACTCGCTGTGGTACAACGCCAATTTCAGCGGCAAAGTCCTTTTGCTCCCTGTATTTTTCGTCCACCAGAGCGAAAAGACGGTCTACAGCGTCCAATGGAATCACCCCCAACAAAGTGTACAATCACATTTATTGTTATTATGCAATATTTACAAAAATCTAAAATAAAGCAAAATGTTCTTGAAATTACAGAAAATGTGATTTATGATATAGCCACAAAGGACATAGCCCCAAGGACAATATACCACACCGGGGCCAAAACATCAAGAGAGGAGGCGCGAGGAATGAAAGGGACTTACGTCCTTGGCTATATCTGCGGAATTATCGCAGCACTGCTTGTCTTATCAAGGCTGCAGCTACTGTAGCAAGGACGCCGGAAAGAAAGCCCACTACGAAGTTGGCAAGGTGATTTTTTACAAAGTCAGCCCGTGCGTTGGCCTTGTCGATAAAGTAGGTAACGCCATCGTCAGTCAGCGTGATCCAGAATTCATTATCCCCGGCTGGGATCAGCTCGGCCAGCCCTAAAGACTTGAGCAAATAGGCGCTTGGTTCATCCAGCCCCGCCTCGTTCAGATCTGTCGGTTCGCTGCCGTTTTTCGTCAGAGCCTGCAAGTGCTTCAAGTCTTTTTCGTAGCGTTGCATCCGTGCTCCTTCCGGTGGCTCTGCTGGTCATCTGTGCGGCCCAGAAGGTAGTCCACGGAGCAGTCCAGATAATCGGCGATTTTGGCAAGTGCTTCCAGCCTTGGATAATACCCGCCAGCTTGCATGGAAGACAGCGTATTAACGCTTAGCGAACAGTCTGAAAGCATTTTCCCGATGGCGATTTTTTTAGACTTTGCCAATGCCTTTATGAGATTCGCAACTTCTTGTGAATTATTCATAAAAAATCCTCATAATTTTGTAATCGCGCACAAAATCAAAAGAACTTGTGAAAAACGCTTTACAATCACAAGAACTTGTGATAATTTATATCCACAAAGGACATAGCCCCAAGGACAATATACCACACCGGGGCAACGCCGTCAAGGCGAGAAAGGAGAAATCATGATCGTTAACAGAGTCAGAGAATTGCGCGTGGCTGCCGGCATGACCCAGAAGGCGCTGGCTGACCAGCTGGGCGTCACTGTCCCCACGGTGAGCAAGTGGGAGCTGGGCCAGCGGACGCCGGAGCTGGAGAGAGTTTTCCGCATGACGCTGATCTTTGGCGTCCCCATTGAGGAGATCGTCCAGCGGACGGAGAGCGCGTGAGAAGGGAGGATCGGACATGGCACGAGAGCGTGAGAGCTTCCGGGATCAGCTGCAATCCTTACAGGCAAAATTCCCGGAGCAGGAGGTTCTGACCAAGGATCAGGCCTGCAAGCTGCTGGGGCTGGACTGGGACGCGCTGGTCCACAATGACGAGTTCCCGGCCAAGAAGGTGGGGAAGCGCTACATCATCCCCATTGTACCATTGGCACGTTGGATGGTTACATGGTAGCGCGGAAAGGAGGAAAAGACAATGGAGCGAAAGTACCCGAATTTGTACCAGAGGGCAAGACTGAGTACCGGAATGAGCCAAGAACGGGCAGCGGAGCTGCTTGGGCTTTCCCCGGAAAGTCTGAAGCAGTATGAGGGCGGCAAGACGGTGCCCAAGGACGAGACGGTGGCGCGGATGGTGGAGGTGTATCACTTGCCATGGCTGGCGCTGGAGCACGCGCAGGCCACGGACCGGCTGGGCGTGCTGCCGGAGGTGAACGTGCAGAGCCTCCCAACGGCGGCAATCACACTAATCAACCGAGTGCTGGACTTTGCGGAGCGACACCGGGACCGGCAGCTGCTTCGCATCGCGGAGGACGGCATCATCGACGAGGCTGAGCGGCCGGACTTCGACGCCATATGCCGGGACCTGGACGGCATCGTGGGCGCGGCGCTTCAGGTGAAGTACCCGTCGGACGCGCCGCCGAAGACAAAAAAAGAACGCCCCGAGGCGGCAACCTCAGAGCGTTCAGGGGAAAAAGTGTGTGGTATTGGATCAACCACTGGATGTTTCAATTATAGCACAAGATCCACGCTGCACGCAAGCCCTAATTTTCGCCGGGAAGGGGGCGTATCCCTGTGACCGGTTGGGCAATGTTTTTCATGGTTGTCGGCGTGGCGACGGTGGCGGCGATCCCGCTGCGGATCGTGGATCGGATGGAGAGATAGTGGTATTGGCGGATTGCGAAGGGCAACGTAGATTTCCGTATAATTTGTGGAATTTGAGGTGATCGCATGAGCAATAGCGTTCCTCTGCGCCAATGGTATATAGAGCATAAAATATGCGTTTCCTGCGGACAGCGTGATGCATTCAACGGGCGCCAAAAGTGCCCAGAATGTTTAGAAAAAGCGACGCTAAATAACATAAAATACAGGAGCCTCGAAAGGGAACGCAACTATTACCAGAGAAGAAAAGAAAAGCGGGATGCCCGTATATCCGCTGGATTATGCCCAATCTGTGGCAAAGCGGCAGTAAAAGGTCAACTGTGCCTTGAGTGCTATATGAAACATCAGAGAAGGCATGAAAAAGAGAAGCAACAACGCGCATTGCGCGGAGACCCTCGTAGAGAACGTATTAAAAATGGGCTGTGTTGGTTTTGTGATTCTCCGGCTTTAGAAGGGAAAAAGGTTTGTCAAAAACACTACGACGATATTCAGGCAAGATTTCACAACAGAGGAGGGGATGAACACCCGTGGGCAAAAGACGAAGCGGTGAGGCGTGCAAAACTCAAATAGAGTCTTTCCGTGAGCATTTAGAGGACAAAGAGCTATCTGATAATACCGTAAGGGCTTACATAACTGCGATGGAACAGTTCTTTTCATCATTTGCGGAAATATCAAAGAAGAACGGCCTCGATTGGAAACGGGAACTGCAAGAAAAAGGATTGAAAGCGAAATCTATCAACATTAAGCTCAATGCCTTTAATTCGTTCTGCGGGATGGTCCACGATGATGGAAGCAAAGTCAAGACGATGCGCGTCCATCAGGCTACAGCTGTTAGTAATGTTATATCCGAACAAGACTACAAAAAGCTGCTGGATGGATTGAAAAATGATGGAAATATGCGCTGGTATTACAATATCAAGTTGCTTGCTTCAACTGGCGCCCGTGTGAGTGAGTATGTGCGGCTTAAAAAAACAGATTTTTCAAGAGGATACGCGGAAATGTGGACGAAAGGAAAAATTAGAAGGATTTACATTCCGAAGTCATTTCTGAATGAAGCTGATGGATATTATTCGAGTTTTGAGCCGGACGATTTTCTTGCCGTTGGAAGAGACGGAGGCCCAATCACGACCAGAGGCGTTTCACAAATGCTTATGACGTTCGCTGCACGGTATGGAATTGATAAAAAAGTCATGCATCCACACTCTTTTCGGCACATGTTTGCAATTCAGTTTCTGCGGCGTAATAACAACCTATCTCTGCTGGCTGATGTTCTCGGACATTCCAGCGTTTCAACAACGGCAATTTATACTCGGATGACAAAAGAGCAGCAGCAGGACGCAGTTAATAAAACAATCAATTGGTAGGTGAAAGAAATGGATATTGAAAGGCTTTACAAGAATTTTATAGATGCTGGCCAACAGCCGTGTAGCAGAGGAGATTCTCAGCGCGGAATCAAAATGCATCAGTATAGGACTGCAAAACAGCAGTTGTTTGAAGCTTTAAAAGATGACTATTTCGCTGGGAAATTATGCTCTGTTTTGGCAGATGAGCTTGTTCAAACAATTTCTGAATCAACGCAGAATCCGGAATGCTTCTGGGGATCTCCCAGAACCGCTAAGAGTAATCAAGCAATCTTTGTATATGAAAAGAATGAACGTCTGTTTGAAGAACTTCTGCGATGCTGGTTGGAAAGATAAGGGGGCAATATGGCAAGGTATGACTGCGGCTATGGGGCATGGATCCCCGGCCCGGTTTTGGACGATCCGGGGCTTCGGCCCCGGTCGCTGATCCTATACGCACGGATCGCGCGGCGGGCCAACCGGGTGGGATTCTGCTACGCAACCAACGCAACGCTGATCGAGGACATGACTGCCGTGGACGAGGACGGCTCCGTGCGGGTGCTGTCTGAGCGGACGGTCCAGTCTATGCTGGCGGAGCTGCAAGAGCGGGGACACATTCACACGGATAACGGCCCCCTTCCTCCGGATAAAAGCGGCACGGTGCGGACCGGTCGGCGGATTTATATTGGGCGCTCTCTGGCATCGGTCCCGGACGATGCGCAGGGGGGTGAAGAAAATTTCACCCCTGAAAAAATCTGCACCCCAGGGGTGAAGAAAATTTCACCCCCCTTTAAATGTATAAAAGATAATAATAAAAATACCCCTATAGCCCCCTGCGCAGATGCGCACTTCGATTTGTTTTGGTCGGCGTATCCCCGCCATGTGGACAAGCAGCGGGCGCGGAAGGCCTGGGCGAAACTGAAGCCGGACGAGGCGCTGGTGGAAACCATTCTCCGGGCGGTGAAGGCACAGGCAGCCTGTGAGCAGTGGACCCGGGACGGCGGGGCGTACATCCCCTATCCCGCCACATGGCTCAACGGCCGCCGGTGGGAGGACGAGCTGCCGGGGCGGTCCGAATCGGACCGGGGCGGTGAGAGCTGGGAGGCAGGTGACACGGATGGAATTTAAAGCAGCTATGGAGCAGGCCAGCAAATACCTGACCTTCTCACCGGCTTTTATTGATCCGGAAAAACCGCAAGGTCTCTGGATCTGCGATACCGTTGTGGAGGCGGCGGCTATTCGGGAGAATGCCGTGTGCCTTGGACTGGGGTGCAGCTGGGATGATGTGGTGCGCTGCCGTCCGTTTTTAGAGGCGTTCCCCTATCTGGTGATCGTCACCGCCAACGCTATCGCCAGAGAGCGGATGGTGGCGGAACTGCGCCCCCGGCTCCCGGCCAGCTGTATATACGTCGTTACCGATGCCGGCTGGCGGAACTGTAAGACCGTTGAGGACTATGTGGCCCTGTACGGAGCGGCCCACCTCCCGGATATCCTATCCGGAGCGGAGGAGCTGCCCGCCTATGGCTTGCTGAATCTGGCGGAAGTCCCCCGGCGGGACATGAGCAAGATTCCCCGGACCCTCTCCCGGTTTTCCGTGCTTGACAGCAGCATCGGCGGGTTTTACTCCGGGGAGTTGTCCGTTTGGACCGGCAAGCGAGGCATCGGCAAGAGCACGCTGCTGAGCCAGATGCTTTTAGAGGCTTTGGATCAAGGACACACCGTCTGCGCGTATTCCGGTGAGCTGCCGAAGGAGCAGTTCCGGGAGTGGACATATCTGCAAGCGGCGGGTCCCGAGCACATCCGGTACATCACGGATCAGGCCACTGGGAAAAAACTGGCATCCGCGGACGCTCTGGCGGACAAGCAGATCTCCGAGTGGCTCAACGAGCGATTCTGGCTCTTTGACTTGGAGCGCAACACCCGGCACGATCCGGAGACCATTCTGCGGCAGTTTGAGTACGCCCACATGCGCTACAACGCAGATGTATTTCTGGTCGATAACATCATGTCCGTGGACTTTGACAACTCCACAGAGCGGGACTTCAACCGTGTGCAGTCAAAATTCACGCAAATGCTGGTAACCTTCTCCAAGCGCCGGGGTGTCCACACCCATCTGGTGGTGCACCCTCGGAAATCTACCAGTGACAATAACGCTAAAATCACCTCAGACGATGTCAGCGGTTCCGGAGACATCACCAACCGGGCAGACAATGTGTTTTTTCTCACCACCCATCAGACGGACGGCAAGGAAAAGCCTCTGCTGCAGATCCTGAAGAACCGGGACTACGGCTCCCACAGACACCAGTGGCTTGACTTCGACAAGAAATCCCGTCGTTTCTTTCAGGATCAGACCGGGGACCCTAAGCGGGCTTACGGCTGGGAGGGACGCGGCGTCCAGATGGAGCTTGTGGAGGATCGCGGTGACATTGACGAGGTTTTCCCGGAGGAAAAGAAAACATGAAAATCGGAGATATCTTGAGCATCGAGCCGACGCTGGAGGCGACCAGCGGGCTGGACACGTCCACGCTGGCCTCGATCACGGCGCGGGTGATCTACATCCACCCGGCGGGGCGGTACTACACGGTGGAGTTCCGCAGTCCCATAACTGGCTACAACTGGCGGGAGGCCTTCTGGCCTGAGCTGGCGCCGCTTTTCAAGGCCGCAGCGATGCGGTCTGAGGATCAAACCAAGGGGGAAAGGTGAATATGAAAACAATCGCGGTATTGAATTTTAAGGGCGGGGTCGGCAAAACCGTCACCACCGCCACGCTGGCGTATCTGCTGGCGAAGCAGGGCAAACGGATCCTGCTGATCGACGGGGACAGTCAGGGCAACCTGAGCATGTCCTTTGGCATCGACGCGGAGGAGGGCGCGGACACGCTGGCCCTCCTGACCGAGGGCGCCGGATACTATCCGGAGTTCGTGACGCCCACCGTCTATGACGGCATCGACCTGATCCCGTCCGACATTAACCTGCTGGCGGCTGACCGGCACATGGCCCAGAGCGGCGTAGGCCGGATGCAGCGGGCCATCGCGGATCTGCGGGACGCCATCGAGGAGGACGCGGACCAAGACAACGCCTACGATCTCATCCTGATTGACTGCCCGCCGGCGCTGTCGGCGGCCTGTACGGCGGCGCTGGCCGCTGCGGACGAGGTGATTATCCCCATCCGGCTGGACTACTACTCCACCGGCGGCATGGCCAATCTGGCGGAGCAGCTCCAGCACATGCGGGCCATCAACCCCCGGTTGTCGGTGCTGGGCGTGCTGGTGACGCAGTTCACCCACATGGCCGACGAGAAGGAGGCCCTCGCGGCCATCCGGGGCGGGGCGCTTCCGGTGTTTGAGACGGTGATCCGGTTCTCCAAGGCTGTGCCCAGCGCCACCTTCCAAAAGGTGCCGCTGCCGGTGGCCCGTCCCTACTGTGCGGCCAGCAAGGACTACGCCGAGCTGGTGAAGGAAATTTCCGGGAGGTGCTGAGGATGGAAAAACGGAAATTTAACGTGATGGATGTGCTGGGTGAGCAGCTGGCCGGCGTGGCGGACACCATGATGGAGATCCCGGTTGACGATATCCGGGACAACCCCCGGAACTTCTACCCAACGCCTGACCCTCAAACGTTGCGGGCACTGGCGGACTCCATCCGGGCCAACGGCCTTTTGGAGCCGCCCACGGTGGTCCCTGCCGGTGACGGCACCTATCGCCTGATCTCCGGCCACAGCCGTCTGGCTGCGATCCGGAGCATGTGGGAGGACGGCACCGAGGAGGACTGGGCGCGCTTTTCCAAGATCCTGTGCCGGGTGCTGCCTCCTATGTCGGAGGGGCAGGAGCAGGCGGCGGTGATCGAGGCCAACCGCCAGCGGGTGAAGTCCAATGCCCTGCTGGCCGATGAGGCGGAGCGTCTGACGGAGGCCTACATCAAGCGCCGGGAGGCCGGTGAGCAGCTTCCGGGGCGCATCCGGGACTATGTGGCGGAGGCCCTGCAAGTCAAAGCCACCAAAATCGCCAACCTGTCGGCCATCAAGAACGGCCTGAAAGTGCCGGGACTGGTGGAACGCTGGAAGCGGGACGAGATCCCAGAGGCAGCGGCCTTGCAGATCGCCCGGATGGACATCGACGAGCAATACCGGCTGCTGGACTGGATCATCGACAAGAGACGGAGCTGCACCATCAACGAGGTGCGGAAGTTTTCCACTTGCTACACAGTGACGCGCCGGAAGTGTGAGCACACCGGCCGGATGTGCGAGAATGCGGAGCGGATGTACGATCATGACTACCGATACGGCGAGTGGCACGGCTCCAACTGCTGCCTGTCCTGTCTGGACCGGGACACCTGCCCGGCGGCCTGCAAGTATGTGGAGAAAAAGCCGGTGGAGCAGCCGGAAAAACCGCCGCTGAATCCGGCGGCGAAGGACCCAAGGCTGGACTACAAGGTGATGGTTCCGACCTTCTGCCAGCGGGTGAAGGGGCTGCGGATCCAGACCGGCATGACCCGGAAGGAATTTGCCCAGAGCATTGACGAGTTCCCCGGAACGTACAGCGCGTGCGAGAACAACTCCATGTGCGGATCGGAGAAAATCGCCAAGCTGGCGCTGTGCTTTGGCGTCAGCACTGATTACCTCTACGGCCTGACGGATGAGTTGACCCCGCCGACGCTGCCGGAGGGCCAGCTGATGATCGCCGGATGGATGCCCGGCAGCACTACTCCGGCGGAGCCGGGAGAGTTTGCGGCCTATGTGGACCTGGGTGACGGGAAGCTGCTGAAACGGTTTTTTGACTGGGATGGCCAACACTGGATGATGCCAGGCGGCATTGAGGCCCAGGCCCCCGTGGTTTGGTGGATGCGGCTGCCGCCTGTCCCAGCGGCAGGGAAAGGAGCGGACACATGAGATATACAGGGCGCGGAAAGCGCCGCAGCCGGGTCTTCCCGGTGCTGACTCTGGCGGCCGCCGTGGCTGCCGTGATCCTTCTGACGGTAGCGGCCAAGGGTGTGGCCCTATGATCGCGCCTCCGTGCCTAAACTGCCCGGATCGCCGGATCGGGTGCCATGACCCGGCGGTCTGCCCCAAGTGGGCAGACTACGAGAATATCCACAAGGCGGAGCTGGCGGCCAGGCCGTCCTACAGAGAGCGGGAGGACATGGTAGAGTATATCAAGGACAGGCGGCGACGCTATATGCCGGGCCGCTGGAAAAAAGGAGACAAATCATGCTGAATCATATCGTACTGATGGGCCGTCTGACCCGCGACCCAGAGCTGCGGCACACCGGAAACGGAACCGCCGTGGCGTCCTTCTCTCTGGCGGTTGACCGGGACTACAAGGGCCAGTCCGGCGAGAAGGAGACGGACTTCGTGGACATTGTGGCGTGGCGCTCCACGGCGGACTTCGTGAGTAAGTTTTTCACCAAGGGCCGCATGACCGTGGTGGAGGGCCGCTTGCAGCTCCGGGACTGGACCGACAAGGACGGCGGCAAGCGGCGCTCCGCCGAGGTGGTGGCGGAGCATGTGTATTTTGGCGATAGCAAGCAGCGTTTCGAATCGGACACAGCGTCCGCACCGCCTGCGTCAGGGGACTTCCGGGAGATCCCGGAGGATGAGGAAGGAGAACTGCCGTTTTGAGAGATCAAGACCTCGTAAATGCGCTGCGTGAGCACGCAGAATGGGCGCGGGCAAATGAGTGGGAAACGCCGATCACGCTGGGCGATGATCTGACAGAAGCCGCTGACCGGATTGAAGCACAGGCGAAAGAGATCGAAAATCTGCGGGCGCAGCTCCGCCATTTGGAGGAACTGGCCGAAGCCGACAGGGATGGCCGGCTGGTGGTGCTGTCATTTACCAGTGGGCGCACTTTGCTATGCAAGGAAAACATCGACAGTCCGCGACTTATGAAGGATGTAGAGCTTGCGATTCGCTATTGCAGCAGTTGCGGAATTGTGTTTCACATGGGTTACAATGTGTTCTGTGATCTGGTGAAACATGGGAGAATTACTGCGGTAAGCGAGGAGGCGGAGAAAGCATTGGAGGCGATGAAGGATGAATGACTTAAAACCGTGCCCGTTTTGCGGCAGGCGTCCCGTCCGGGAATGTTTGTCGGACGGCAAAGAGTACATTATATGCTCAAACGTAAATTGTTCGTGCAAACCAATGACTGCGGCATACAAACCTAAAGGTGCGGCGGCAAGAGCGTGGAACAGGAGGGCTGACAATGGCTGAATATAAAATCTGCTTTAGCGTGGCCGGGGCATTCGGCACTCAAATCAGTTTTGAGGCGAAACCCGGCGTATCCTATGAGGACGCTGCGGCGTCTATTGACAAAGACAAACTGGCGAAACTGATGTGCCTCAACACCTTGGGCTACTCCGCAAAGGATATTGAGATTATCACGCCGGAACAGTACGAGGCGGAATTTGGAGGGGATGAAGATGGCTGAATACATTGAGCGCAGCGCGGCGATTGAAGCCGCAAAGCACGCGTGGGCAAAAGGGCTTGAGCCGTCGCAGTATATTGAGGCCCTGCCCGCCGCCGATGTGGCCCCGGTGGTGCATGGGCGGTGGATCTCATTCTTGGACGGTGACCACATCATGCCGGAACGATACTACCGATGCTCACGTTGCGGTAGAGTAGAGAGTAGATTGCAGCCGTATTGCCATTGTGGCGCGAAAATGGACGGAGGCGAAGAATAATGGCAAAGTATTTCAGAATTACAGAGATTGACGCTACTACTTTTGAGCGCATGACTGGCGACGAGCTTGATTGCCTACAAGTGGCACTGCTTGCGGATGATGGAAACGTGTATGTTGCTGTCGATGAAGATGGGCAAGATTACATTGATGTTGACCTTGAAATATTTGACGTGGACGGAGGTGCTGACAATGGGCGAATGCATTGAGCGCAGTGCGGCGATTGAGGCCGCAAAGCACGCGTGGGCAAAAGGGCTTGAGCCGTCGCAGTATATTGAGATCCTGCCCGTCGCCGACGTGGCCCCGGTGGTGCATGGGCGGTGGATCTCATTCTTGGACGGTGACCACATCATGCCGGAACGATACTACCGATGCT